TGTTGTTTGACTCAGGCCAATTCGATGAAGACTTGGTGAAGGACATCTGTTCCCAAATCACCTCGCAGAAATACACAAAACCAGGTGAAGCCCTAGCTTGCCTTGACGTGAAACAAGCACAGCGATTTGCTAACGCTTGTCACGGCATCGCACGTGACCTGCTGAACCTGATCTATATCCCAGAAACCAACCAATTCCACATAGAGGAGAAAGCATCATGACAGACATATTCCTATCCGAAGGCGGGAGCAAATATCCCGCACTCAAGTTTGAGAATGTCAACGACACCCACTCAGGCACAGTTATCGAAGTGAAGAAACTCGAAGACCGTGACCCATCTGGGACAGTCAAAACTTGGGACAACGGCGACGTACGATACGTTTTCGTTTTCACCATGAACACAGCCGATGGCATCGGCAACCTTTGGGCGAGAGGCAACATGGTTAAAGCAATCCGTGAAGCAGCTCAAGCCATCGGAGCAACGACAATGGTTGGCACGAAACTGACCGTCAAGTACACCGGTGATGGCGAAAAGAAATCAAAAGCCTTCAACGCACCCAAGTTGTACAAAGCCAAAGTTGAGCCAGCCGTGAAGGATGACTCAGAATCAATGTGGTAAACCCACATCAATAAATCGTGACAAGTTGGGTATCGAGCTGATCCCCCTCAGCCCCCTGCGGTACCCAACTTGTCGCACTTATCTACTAGGAGAACAGGTGACTATCCAAGACCTAAAGAACGCAATAGCGTTTCTTGAAAAAAGTTTCGTCGGTCAAGGCGACCAAGAACGACTCTTCAAAACCATTGAAGCACTCAAAATTGAAATTGCTAGGAGGCAAAAAAAATGATTGATGTAAACCAGTTCGCAGAGTTAGAGCTGCGAGTCAACGACCTACAAAACGCCCTCGCCAGGGTTGCTGAGGAACGTGACAACTACAAAGACACAGCAGACTCACTCTTCCGAGAACTCGAAGCCTGTCGTGCCACACTCACCCAAGCCAACTCAGACATCTCCAGACTGCGGGTCTACCTAGCCCAAGGAGCCGAACTGTGAACCCAATGATCCTCTCAGACAAAGTTGCGGAAATCATCAAAGACCTAGAAGTACAGGTCGGTCTCAAGGACATCGCACTTAGTTCAGCGATGCGACGCATCGAAGAAATGAAACAAGAAATCTATGAACTTACTAACAGTAACGAAGAACTACGGGAGGTCATCCGTGACATCGTCACTCGGTAATTTCCCAGACGCACCCCACACCATCAGCGTTCTCGCTCATCGTGACCAATCAGCGAACTGGGTGGCACACATCGCCAACCATGACATCATCAACGCCAAAGACACAAACGGCCTGTACCTGCTCGTCAGCCTTGACGAAGACGGAACCATCACCATCGCCACCAAGCCTGGTAGCGCATGGGACTCACGCTGGTCATCCCAAATCCGACTGGAACGACGATGAGCGACGATATTGTGACTCGACTACGAAACAAGTTTCAAGGGCAGATACAAATCTGCTCTGAAGCAGCTGATGAAATTGAGCGGTTGCGTCGTTCTATCAGGGTTCTTCAATATGAACTAGAAGCCAAAGAGGAGGCAGAGAATGAGTCGTGACAACGAACTAGCACTAGACCTGTTCATGTTGGGCTATGAACGCAACGAGTTAGTGCATATGCTCAATGAGGCGAATCAGCTCATCGAATCTTTACGCAACGAACTAGACGCACTCAAAGAGGAGTTAAACAAATAATGGAAGCATTCATCGCACTCATCATCATCCTGTCAGCGTTCTTCTATTGGTTGACCCGATGATTCAACTGCTGCTTGGTGATTGCCGTGACCGGCTCAAAGAACTACCAGACAACTCAATAGACAGCATTGTGACTGATCCACCGTATGAGCTTGGGTTCATGGGTAAGAGTTGGGATGCGTCAGGTGTGGCCTATGACGTGGCTGTGTGGCAGGAATGTTTACGGGTACTTAAACCTGGTGGACATTTGTTGTCGTTTGGTGGTTCACGCACATATCACCGTATGGCTTGCGCTATCGAGGACGCAGGATTCCAAATCAGGGATCAGATTATGTGGGTGTATGGGTCAGGGTTTCCAAAGTCGTTGAACATTAGTAAGGCGATTGATAAGGCTGCTGGTGTAGAGCGTGAAGTTGTTGGCGAACGCAGAGGTGTTGTCAAAGGTACGGGTGGAAGATACAACTGGCATACTGACGAGGATTCAACTGGTCAGACAATAATTCAAGATACCGCTCCTGCTACGGCTGAGGCTGAAGTGTGGGATGGTTGGGGTACTGCGTTGAAGCCTGCACATGAGCCGATTGTGTTGGCTCGTAAGCCGTTGGATGGGACTGTTGCTAATAATGTGTTGAAGCATGGTGTTGGTGGTATCAACATTGACGGCTGTCGGGTTGAGGGTGAGCCGGTTCCGATTAATAAACTTGAGGAGTGGTCGGGGTTTGGTCAGAAGGTTGAACCTAAGTATGAGCAGCAGGTGAATGTTGCTGGTCGGTTTCCTGCGAACTTTATTCATGACGGATCAGACGAAGTACTACAACTATTCCCAGACACTAAGAATGTCAGTAAAGGGATTAGGGGTCGTGGAAGCGATATCTATGCTGGTGGTAAAGGTTTTGCAAACACATTGGCTGAGGTTGGTCAGGAAATTGGTTATGGTGATTCTGGTTCTGCTGCACGGTTTTTTTATTGTGCTAAAGCCAGCAAGAAGGATCGCAACGAAGGCTTAGACGAGTTTCCACTTGTCAAAGGTGGCTCAATGAGTGGTGGTGAAGAAACTAGACCTGACAGACCAACGAACCACCCAATCAGAGCCAACCATCATCCAACGGTTAAACCAACAGACCTCATGCGCTACCTATGCAGACTGGTCACACCACCAAACGGCACAGTCCTTGATCCGTTCACCGGTTCAGGTTCAACAGGTAAAGCTGCAACCCTTGAAGGTTTCAACTTTATTGGTATTGAACAGTCGCCTGAATATATTGAGATTGCGAAAGCCCGAATAGAAAGCGTGACCAAATGATTTACCGTGTTCAATGCAACAAGTGTGGCTCAATGGTTAGACATGACACACAAATCCTTCAAGGCTGCCTGTGTGACCCTGACGCTCCGACATGGATCGCTATCCAACCAGACGGACGGATGCTCAAGATGTCCCATGCCGATTACACAGTCTTTGAGCAATCATGACCCAAGCCCGCAACTGCAACTGCACCATCAAACGTGCGCTACCAACCAAACCGTTATGCGGAGACAAGCCAGACGACTTCGATGAATAACTATGAAGACCCGATAGCAGAGTTCATAGAAGCATCAGCAGAAGGACTCTGCACTGGCTATGTCGTCATCGCCAACATCGAACGTATCAACGGAGACCAATCATTCTGGGTCACCACCCTACGCAACCAAACCGCCTCAACCAGCCTCGGCCTACTCGAATCAGCGAGCGCAGCAGAGAAATATCGCATCGCACGGTCATTCAACAATCGCTATGACGAAGACGAAGACGAATAACCACTACACTCAAAACACCTAATCCTGTAGGAGGGATATGAAACACACAAGAGTCAATAAGGGATACAACTATCCCGCCTCAGCCCTACTCAAAGAGTTCCCAGACGATATGTGGGCATCAACAATCGGTGAACGACTCGGAGTCGGTAGAGCTGCAATCCAAACATGGCGAGAAGGAAAAACCTACCTAGACCAATGGCGAGCAGATAAATATGCTTGCCTGCTTGGTAAACATCCATCAGAGATTTGGTCAAACTGGTTTGATGAAGTGGAGTTGGCATCGTGACAATGCGTGAAGAAGCAATCAAACTCGCTGAGCTAGGTATCAGGGTTATTCCGATTAAGCCTGGTGAGAAGCGTCCACCAATGTCTCAATGGCAAGACAAAGCCAGCAACGACATTCATGTCGTGAACGACTGGTGGACTAGCCAATACTCAGGTTATGGGATAGGTATTGCCACAGGACAAACCAAATACGGACGCATCTTCGTCCTTGACGTGGATGACCGTGAAGAATACAAAGGTTCAGACACACTCAAAGACCTTGAAGACAAGTACGGCAAACTGCCAGAAACCGTTACCGCCATCACCGGTACAGGTGGACAACACCTGTACTTCTACTGTGACGAAGACATACGCAACGATGCAGGCTCACGCCTCGGAGTAGGACTCGACATACGTGGCACAGGTGGACAAGTCCTAGCAGCCCCAACCATCCACCCCAACGGACGAACCTACCAATGGGAACATGGCCTGAGCCCACACGAACGCAAACCAGCCAAAGCCCCAGACTGGTTAGTGAAGCTACTGACCAAACAACCAGAGATGGTCAAACCAAAAGGTCAACCCGACAACTTCCTCACCGACCCGAACACACCTTCAGCCCGTTACTGTGCGAAGACAACGTGGGAAGAACTGCTCATCCCTGACGGCTGGACACTCGCCAAAGTAGACAGACATGGTGAACAGCATTGGGTCAGACCAGGCAAAGACCCACGTGACGGAACCTCAGCCACAATCGGACACAACGGTAACGATGCACTCATCGTCTTCACCAGCTCGATCCCTTGGCTCCCTGAAGGTGGCTACAACCGCTTCGGATACTACGCAGCATCCAAACACGGAGGCGACTGGAAACAAGCCTCCCAAGCCTTCCTAGCCACACTAGACAGCCAACCCCAGCCCACCCCAACCCTCCCAACCCCAGACGAGATGCTGTCAATGTTGGTGGACTGGAAAACCTTCTGGTCACTCGAACACGCAACCGAAGAATGGTTAGCCAAACCACTCATCGCCAAAGGCCGACAAACCGCCCTATTCGCTGGAGCCAAAACAGGTAAGTCATGGCTCACCCTAAACGTCGTCGCAGCACTCGCCTCAGGCAAACCAATCCTCGGACAACCAGCCCAACCACCCATCCATTGCCTCTACCTCGACTACGAAATGATCGAATCAGACCTCTACGAACGCCTAGAACAATTCGGCTACACAGAAGAAGACGACCTCTCCCACCTCCACTACGCACTCATCCCCAACCTCCCCCCACTCAACACACCAGAAGGAGCCTCAGCCATCATGAA